GTACGGGGTTAAAACAAAGTCAATCGGAACGGCTTTTGTGTTAACTGAAAGCGAGCATGTTAAATTAGATTTAATGGTTGGCGTGTTAGGCGGATATACACACGAGCAAATTAAAACATGCAAAGGCGATTATTGCGGATACATAGCACCAAGATTAACAATTAATAACGATTATAAAGGAATTGGCGTTAAAGCTTCAGCTTTAGTGTTGGGCGAGGCTTTAGTATTAACAAGTGGGATTTACATTAACTTTTAAGGGGTGATTATGCAAGTAAGAATGAAAAGAGATGCATTTGGGCTAGCAAAAGGCTTTACATATCCAGCAGAGCGAAGCTATGACGGCAAGACTTTCCTTGTGACTGGTGTGGGTGGTTTATTTAAAGGCACTGTTGCGGCTGAAGATGTGGAGGTGGTGGAATGATTTCTGTTCATAAAGGAAGTTGTGCAAAAGCAATAATGCATTCAGCCATGCAGAAGGTGGTGCAAATAAATCACTTTGCAGAAAGTGTGGTTATGAGTCGTGATATAGAATACCCAAAACCAAGCAATAAGCGCGGAAAATTCAAGCGTAGAAGCAAAAGATAATGCGAACAATAAACAAATCACACTTTGCATTATGGGGTAACTTTATCGAATGGATAGATAAAGAATCTCTAGAGCTAACAGGTGAAATGCGATTAACCCCAAAGGTAGGCGATAAGCTTATTGATGGGGTTGATGAATATAAATTTATAGCTGTGAATACATGTGATAATAGCAGGGTATTCTATGCAACAGTGGAGGAGTTATGATTAAGGCTAAATACACGCAAGGCGATAACAGCCAGGAGTTTGAGTTTAATTCTATGGATGAGTTGCTTGAGTATGAGAGAAAAGCAGGCAAAGGGGCTATATCAATTCCGATTGATGAAGCGCCAAAATATCAAATCAAAATAAGCAAGGGTGGCTCACTGCCGTGCTGAAGAAAGCCTCCTTAATCGGGGGCTTTTTCATATCTACACTTTAATGCTACAATAAACCTTCAATAGGCGGTGCCTTAACGAATGAAGGAGGGTTGTCAGTGACAGCTAAATCAAACAGCAAGCCAAGTAAAGAGGACTTCGCAAAAGAGTTTATATTAACAGGGTGTAAAAATGGCACTCAAGCCGCTATAAGCGCGGGATACAGCGAAAAAACAGCAGCAGCAGCAGCTAGTCGATTGTTAAAAGATGTTAAGGTTTTAACAATGATTGACACCTTCAAAAAAGCGCAAACAAAACACTTTATTAAAACAAAGGAGCAAAAGCTTTTAGACCTAGAGAAGATACAAGAAGCCGCGATGAAAGCCGACCCAGAGAAAGGGATGGTTAATATACCGGGCGCAATAGCTGCAATAAAAGAGCACAACCTTATGCAAGGCGATAACGCACCAACTCAATCAGAAGTATTGACCACGACTCAAACATTAGCCGAGAAGTTAAGCGGTGGCTCTAAGCGATGAATAACCATGAGCAAGCTAAGTGGTATATAGATAATCTATCAAAGCTTACTATTGAGCAGATGACCGATGCTATGCAATATAAGTGGTTTCGCATATGTACGCTTTACCATATAAAAGACAAGACAGGGCAGAAGGTGCTGTTTACTCCTAACGAGGAGCAAGAGATGTTTTATCTAAGACAGCATTGCAGGGATATTATATTAAAGGCTCGTCAACTGGGATTTACCACGTTCAAGATGATTAGTGACTTAGATGATTGCTTGTTCAATGTTAACTTCAGTGCAGGCTGCATATGTCACAATCTAGAGTCAGCGAAAGATATTTTCAGAAACAAGATTAAATTTGCCTTTCAGAATATAACGCAGGAGCAGCGAGAAGTTATTCAATTAATGGGGTATAGCTTGCCTGTTGCTATTAGCGATAAAGACAATAGCTATGTATTTGATAACGGCTCAAGCATCAAGGTTTCAACTGGCTATCGTGGCGGCACATTGCAGTCACTTCACATATCAGAATTTGGATCTATATGTAAAAAATTCCCCGATAAAGCAAAGGAGATTGTAACGGGCGCTTTTGAAGCAGTTGCAGCTGGTAACGTGATAACCATTGAATCAACGGCGGAGGGTCGAGAGGGTTATTTTCACGACTACTGTATTGAAGCCGAGAGAATGCAGAAGCTAAATAAAAAGCTTTCTGTATTAGACTTTGAATTTCACTTTTTCCCGTGGCACATGAGGTCTGAATATTCAATTGATGGCGAAGTAGATAAGCAGCTCGAACAATACTTTAACAACCTAGAATACAAAGATGGCATAAAATTAACCGATGGACAAAAAGCTTGGTACAGCGCAAAGAATAAATCACTTGGCCCTGATATGAAGCGAGAATATCCATCTACACCAAAAGAACCGTTCGAAGTATCGGTTATTGGCGCTTACTATTCAAAACAGTTTGAGCAAATATATAAAGATGGGCGCATTTGTGATGGATTCGGCAATGACCAGCGAGTAAATACAGCGTGGGACATCGGTGTTGGTGATAGCACTTGTATCTGGTTTTATCGCAAAGTTGGCAGCGAAATTCACCTGATTGACTACTATGAGAATAGCGGCGAAGGTTTGGAGCATTATGCAAAAGTGCTGTTTGATAAAGGCTATGAGTACGATAGGCATTATGCTCCACACGATATAGATAATCGAGATTTCAGCGGCAAGGGTAAGACTCGTAAAGAAATGGCAGCAGAAGGCTTTGATATTAACGGGCAAAGATACCGCTTAATATTTGATAAGGTTGCCAAGCTGTCAGTTGAGGATGGCATAAACTACGCACGTAAAATGCTTGATAGGTGCGTGTTTGATGCTAACAACTGTAAGCGCGGGATACAATGCTTGGAGGCTTACCGCAAAGAATGGAATGATAAGTTGGGCTGCTTCAGAGATAAGCCCTTGCATGACTGGGCTAGTGATGGTGCTGATGCATTTAGATATTTAGCTGTAGCAGAAGAAGGGCAACGTAAACCAATAACGCAAAAACTAGGATTTGGATAATGGATAGTTACAGTGATTTAGCAAACCGCCGCGAAGTTTATATACAACGATACGCTTCACACTTGCGCAATGAATACTTAACAACTGGATTAACTGCTATCTACAAAGCAACCAGGGAAGTTATTTTAGATGCAGAGTCTATTGATTCAATTGCACAGCGAACGGCGCTAAATAAAGCTATTAAAGAGGCTATCGAGCCAATATCTAATGAAATGTGGCTTAACACTACGGGCGAGCTACAAGATTTAGCCGATCAAGAGTCTGGCTACTACGCCAAGATGTTCAGCACTGTTAATGCCGTTACTATGTCTGTGCCTGCTGCCGAAAAGGTTATTAACTACGCCAACAAGGCAAAGCTTAACCTTGATAGCAAATCGGGCGTGTGGACTTACTTTGTTAACAAAAACAAATCATCAATCATCAAACAGATTCAAGCGCAGGTTAATGCGGGCTATCGCAACAACGAAACTGTGTTTCAAATGGCTAAGCGTGTTAAACGTGTTAGTGAAGGGTTATTGAATCATCAAGCGGAATCATTGGTGCGAACTGGCGCAAGCCACTTTTCAGCTATGGCGCGTGAAGCTATGATGCAAGACAATCGCGACATCGTTGATAGGAAGGTATTTAGCGCATTCTTTGACAATAGAACCACACTTACTTGCCGAGGCTTTAGCGGTAACATTTATGATTTAGATGATAAGTCCGCGCCTGTATTGCCGCTTCATTTTAATGAGCGCTCTATATATCAATACCTAGTTAAAGGGCAAGATAGCATAGACGGCACAAAGGCGGCTGTAGGTGGTAAGAAGGGAGAGGCGGCAGAGGAAAGTTTTGAGCGAAGACAAGGATAAGGCGTTTCAGGCTGAGCAAATAGATGCTGACGACAAGATGGATGAGTGGCTAAGGTCTAACCCTAAATGGTTCATTGAAAGCTCGTTAGGCAAAAAACGTGCTGAATTGTTTCTTCAAGGCAAGGTCAAGCTTAAAGGCTTCACTGACTTAATCGGCAGACCGTTACGGTTGGATGAATTGGATTATTAGCAAAGGTGTGAAGTGCATCACAACACCAAAGCCTAGCTAGTGTATAGTTGGGTTTTTAATTAAAGGGGTAATTTATGATCAACTTAATGCTAGGTGATTGCCTGGAGAGAATGAAAGAAATTGAAAGCGGTAGTATCGATATGATATTGACCGATCCGCCTTATGGCACAACAGCGTGTAATTGGGATTCAATTATTGACCTCGATTTAATGTGGGAGCAGTTGAAGCGCGTCATTAAGCCTAATGGAGCT